AGAATCCATTTCTGTATCTCCGCCAGTAATGGCAAGGGAATGGCAAAACGCAACTCAGTTTTTGTCGGAAAGCCCACGACTTTGCACGAACACGGAGAGTGGCAATCGGGTCTTGCTGGGGGATTTGGCTTCCTTTGCTCGTGACGTTGTTGGGGTGGAACTTATGGATTGGCAGCTCAAGGTTTTGGGCGACCAGCTCTCCCTTTTCCCTGATGACCATCCTGAGGCTGGGCGGATGATGTTCTCTCGTTCTCTTGTGTCGGTGGCCCGACAGAACGGCAAGAGTTTTGCCTTGAAAGTTCTCGTGATGTGGTGGCTTGTTCGGATGCCCATGCTTCGTGGTACACCTCAGACTGTGTTGACTACGGCTCACCGCCTTGACCTTGCTTCTGAATTGTTCAATGCCACAGCTCCAATTCTTGAAGAAAAGTTCGGCGCGAAACTTGTCAAGTCTTATGGTCGTCAAGGTTTAGAAATGCCAGACGGCACCCGGTGGTTAGTTCGTGCAGCTACACCATCTGCAGGAATGGGTTTGAGTTGTGACCTTGTCGTGATCGATGAGCTGTTTGATTGCTCTACCTTGGCAGTTGACGATGCCCTTATTCCGACAATGCGCGCAAGGCGCGACCCGTTGCTGTCTTGCTGGTCAACTGCTGGCACCGAAGAATCACACGTCATGAAACGGATGAGGGAGCGCGGAATGTCTGAGATTGCTGTGGGTACAAAGTCAAAAATGTACTTCTGTGAATTCAGCCCACCTTCGAATATTGACCCAATGACACCAGAGGCGTGGAAATATGCAAACCCCGCGCTGGGGACTTTGCTTGAGATGTCAACTATCGAAGAAGAATCTCATTCACCGAACACCGCTTCTTTCCTCCGCGCAAGCTGCAACCTCTGGATTACGGGCCACAAGTCGTGGCTGGATATTGGCCTGATGGAAAACATTGCGGATGCTTGCAATCTCCCCCCCAATGGTGTATTGGCGATAGAAGCGTCACAAGAGGACCACCGCTTCGTGGGTGTCAGGGCCGTCACCAGTGGCGACCAAGTGCTAGTCACTGTGGAGTTCATTGTGGACAACCTTCGCGACCTGTGGGCATCCGTTGACCAATGCCGAAAAGACAACCCAAAGTTGACGCTGGCAATCGGGGCGTCTTTAGACCTTCACCTGCCTTCGAATATCCGCGGGACCGCCATCCTTGTAGGCACCCGCGAACTTCAACGCTGGACAACACTCGTGCGCTCCATGATTCAATCAGGACAAGTCAGGCACACAGGAGAGTCAATATTCATTGAACAAATGAACCGCGCCGTCCTCGTCAGAACAAACGGAATAAACGCAATCAGTTCGTCTAGGTCCCCCGGACCGATAGAGCTAGTCCGCGCAGCTGTCTGGGCCATCGCCCAAGAGGGCAAACCGAAAGTGACCAAAACAGTCAGCTACGCATTTTCGGAGTAATTCTCGAGGGTCGTTGCATTTGCAACTACTTTGTGTAAGACTCCGCGTGATGGGGATTTTCACTCGCACAACAAAACCCGCTTTCGCTTCTGAGCCGATAAAAGCAGCTGCAGGCGTGGCAGGCACAAGCGACTTCATGATGTACACAGGTTCATGGGCGCGTCAGCAGGCAATCCTCATCCCTACTATCTCAAGAGCGCGTGACCTCATTGTCTCGCTTGTCTCCTCATTGCCATTCCAGCAATACACCAACCAGTGGATGGGTGAGGAATACGAAGAAATACATTTGCCCGGTGAAAGTTGGATGTCACGGCCCGACCCAAATGTGACACGACAGTTCATTCTTGCTTGGACTGCTGATGACATCCTCTTTCATGGGCGAGCCTTTTGGGCTATTACTTCCCGCAGTCAAGCCACTGGCCTTCCGCTTTCGTTTCAGTGGCTCCCAGCTGCAGACGTGCAATCTGACGATATGCCCGGTCCGTTGTGGTACGGCAAGTCAAACCAGTTGACATTCCAAGGTCAACCTTTGATCACGAATGACATCATTCAATTCTTGTCGCCTGTTCAGGGAATGCTTTCCATGGGCGCAAGAGCAATTGAAATTTCAAATCGTCTTGACACTGCAGCTATGCGTTTCGCTTCTAACGAAATCACAGCTGGTTATCTTCAGCAGACCAATGGTTCCGAACCTATGAGTTCTGAAGAACTTGGCGAGTTGTGTTCTGCATGGTCACAGGCCCGCCGTAGAAATGCAATTGGGGCCTTAAACAGTTCCGTAACGTGGACCGAGTTTTCCAGCGACCCGTCAAAACTTCAGTTGGTCGAAGCCCGCACACATCAGATGACTGAACTTGCAAACCTTTGCAACATCCCCCAATACCTTGTTGGCGCGCCAGTCACTGGCATGACGTACAGCAACGCACAACAATCTCGCCAAGACCTTTACCAGTTCGCAGCTAAACCAGTTATCGACTGCATCGGTGAGACGCTCAGCGCCTATGCGCTACCGCGCGGGCGCGAAGTACGTCTTGACACTTCGGAATACATCTCAGAGGGTGATGACAGTTCAACAATGTCAAGCCCAGACACATCAGAAATGAGCAACTCTTGAAAATAGAACTGCAAGCAGAACTTTTCAGCATCAACGCTGCAGGCCCAGACGGCGAGCCACGGCGCGTTGTTGAAGGTGTTGCAATCCCTTGGAATGTTGAAGCCGTAGTTTCAGGAGGCCAGCGCGTCAAATTCCTTGCTGGTTCACTTCCAGTTGACGGCCCAAATCCAAAGTTTATTCTTGGACACGACATGACCAAGCCACTCGGCATGGTCAGTGAGCGTGTCTCAACGCCAGACGCAATGCTGTTTTCAGCATCGCTCTACGACACACATCTCGCCAACGAAACATTGCTTCAAGCTGGCCCCGGTCAGTTTTACGATTCAGTGTCAGTAGGAGTAGAACCAACCGATTACAGCTTCGAAGGAAGCACAATGATCGTGAAGGCAGGCAACTGGACGGAGCTTTCATTGCTTCCGTTCGGAGCTTTCGAAGGTGCCAAAGTTGCAGTTGCAGCTGAAGCACCTGAAACCCAAGACCCCACCCCAACAGATTCCGAGGAGGAACCAGAAGTGGCAACACAAGAAACCCCAGACACAGTTGAGGCTGCTGTCCCTACCCAACTTATTTATGCAGGACCAAAGCGTGAGTTTAAACTTCCGTCAGCTTCTGAATACATCGCTTCATTCGTTCGCGGTGGTCACGATTTCGCACAGTTGAATGACAACATTCGTGCAGCTGCACCAGACGTCACAACGCCAGACATTCCCGGAGTCATCCCGACCCCGATTGTTCAGCCAATTTTCAACTCGTTCGTAGGCTCTAGGCCTCTGGTCGATGCCACAACGCTGCGCCAGATGCCCCAAGGTGGTGCCGTTTTTATTCGCCCTGTGGTTTCTGTCCATTCCAGCATTGGCACAGCCGTACAAAACACGACCATCACTGCATCAGCATTTGAAATTGATGATGTACAAATTACCAAGACAATTCAAGGTGGCTACGTTGAAATTTCAGAGGCTTCACTTGATTGGTCACAGCCAGAAGTTCTCGGCGCTTTGTTAGATGACATGGCTCGCGTTTATGCGGACCGTACGGATTTGCTCGCTTGCTCAGAGTTGCAGACTGGTACAACCAACAGCAACAACTTTGCAAACGCATCAATCGCAGACCCTGCTTATTGGGTTGAGTGGATGTACACCGCAGCTGCAGACATCCTCACCGGGTCAAACGGAAACCTTCCGTCAATCTTGGCTGTGTCTCCAAATGTGTGGAAATTGATGGGGTCGCTTTCGGATACAGCAGACCGTCCGTTGTTCCCACAGGTTGGCCCAATGAACGCTTTCGGTTCACTCAATGCAGCTAGCACCATGGGCGCATTTGCGTTCGGGCTTCGCGTTGTGGTTGACCGCAACTTGACTTCTGCAGGTATGACAATCCTTGACCCTCGTGCCCTTGAGTCGTATGAAAATGCACGTGGGGCCATAAGTGTGGAGATGCCCTCCCAGCTCTCGCGCCAAATTGCGTTCAGAGGGTACTGGGCATCGAAGCTCATTGACCCAACACTCAGCATCAAGGCTGCATTCGTCTGATAAAGACGAACTAGTGGATTCACTGCCGTGACTGTTTTATCGATTGCATTTCGCGAACGCCTAGATGGTGTTGTCGTTTTGCAGACCTTCCTCCCAAATGAGATTCTCATGGGGCAGGCGATAACAGTCGCGAATGTGGGCGACGGCATGGACGGCAACTTCACAGTTATCTCCACCGAGCCTTACGAATTCACAGGCGTAGGCCCAGAAGGTGACTTTGAATTTGACTGGAATGTTTTCCGCGAAAATCAAGTCATTTACTTTGACGCTGGCGATGATGTTCAACGCGACACCGCACCCAACACGGCGACAATCACATACACCAGTGTTTGCACTTGGACCGACAACAGTTCGGTCCTGTCATTCTTGGGCGTATCACCAGCAACGGCAAATGACACCGCTTTCGTTACTGTATGCACAGATGCAGCCAACGCGCTTGCGTTCCGTAGAAGGCGCGCTGCAGGATATTTTTCTGATGTGCTTGCTACGGCACCAAGTGCTGACGTGAAATTGGGTACGACAATGATGGCAGCTCAGTTGTATCGCTCGCGCGGTTCTGCTGGCGGTGACTCATTCCAGTCTTATGAAACTTTAGCATCAGGGAACAACCCTGTTGCCATGGGTGACATTCTCAGACTCTGGGGTTGTAACCGAGCGCAGGTCGCGTAATGGGCCGTACAAATGATGCCCGCCTTCGGCTGGTTTCAACGCTTGAGACTGCTGGAGTTGTTGTTGTCTCAGACTCCCGCAACGCTCGCCCGCTTTCCGTGATCATTGACCCGCCACAGGTAACTCGTTCAACCACAAACCAGTTGTCGCTTTCTTTCCCTGTCAATGTGTTGATGCCCCCACCGGGCAACTTAGACGCGCTTATTGCGCTTCTTGACACGATGGACATGGTGATTGACGCAACATCAGCAACAGACGCAACGCCCACGGTTTATTCTGTGGGCAATCAAGAACTTCCCGCGTACACCATCACGGTGCCGTGGGTCGCATACCCATAAGGAATACATGGCTAGTTACAAAGTCACATCAGAACTTGTTGCAGGCAAATCGCTTGGCGACACAATCACCGATGATGAGCTGCAAGGCTCATCGATTGAGGCCCTCATCAGTGCGGGTCATATCGAATACAAACAAACCAAGAAAGCAGAGGCAGAATAGTCATGGCTATTTTCGTAAACAAAGATGTTCAAGTAACTGTGAACGCAATTGACCTAACCGCGTACGTCACAAACGTGGAATTTGTACAGGCGGTCGACAGCGTTGAGTCAACTAGTATGTCCAGCACTTCAGTGAACGGCCACACCTTTACGGGTGGAATCCAATCAAACACCGCAACAATCTCGTTCAACCAAGACTTTGCAACGTCAAAAGTTCACGCAACTTTGACAGCTCTTGTCGGTGTACAAACCACTCTCATTGTCAAGCCGACTTCAGCTTCACCCGGAGCGACAAACCCAAACTTCACTCTTACTGGAACGCTCATGAATGAGTACCGCCCAGTAACTGGTGCAGTGGGCGACCTTGCCACTGTCGGTGCAATCACCTTTAACGGTGGCCTTTACACAGCTCCAATCGTCTAATGTTTGAACTCCACATCGCCACTGTGCTGGTCGATGGGAGCGAACATGAAATCGCCCTATCGGTAGCAAGCCTCATTGAATTTGAGAAGCTCCACACCGTTTCAATCATTAAAGCCGTTGACGAAAACCTTTCCATGGAATACCTAGTAACCCTGAGTTACCTTTCCATGAAACAAATAGGCCACGTCAGCAACATTGAGAAGTACCGTTCAGAAGTGAAAGGCGTTTCGTACAGGGTTGAGCGCATCCCTTTTGGCGAGACGGCATCCACGGAGTCATCGCCGGACTAATCCTTTCGGGGATTCCATGGCGGGACCTGAAGGATATGCCGATAACACTTATCAGTACTCTCAGCCAAGCCCTCCAAGACAGACACAAGTAATGGCAAACATTCAATCAGACATGAAAATCAAGGGACTTGATGAAACGCTTAAGCGTCTCAAGAAACTTGAACCTGATTATGTTAAAGAGATGAATCGTCAGATTCGAAAAGAAGCTGCACCAACGATCAAATCCATTAAGGATTACCTGAAGTTCATTGACTCTGACATCACCCCGTTCAACTCATCTGGCGGAGATTCGCGCATTACTAAGGGCGAACTCATCAAGGGTCGTGGCGGTGCAACCGCGTGGAACAAGCAACTCATTCTTCGTGGCATACGTTTCAAACTTGGTGGCCCAAAGCGCAAAGCGCGTATGGGCAACAGTGCTTATTCGATGTTTAGCATTATTCAGAACAACCCTGCTGGTGCTATCTACGACACCGCTGGGGCGCGCGGTGGCAGTTCACCATTCATCGACAACCTTGACGCTGAGGACATTCCCCACAGAGTGGGGGAGCGCAAAGGGCAAAAGGGTCCTTCTCGGTATATGTGGCCCGGTGGAGAAGAACACCTTCCGCATTTGACAGCAACCGTTCACGGCATTGTGCAGGATGTAATCTTGCGCGTGAACAGAGAAGTGAGATAACCAAATGGCTGCAGTAACGCTTCCCATCGTCACCACATACAACGACAAAGGTGTCAAGGGCGCACAAGGTTCGCTGAAAAGCCTCATGGGGACACAGGTGCTTGCAGGGGTTTCGGCTAGCGTATTAGTTGGCGAACTTGGCAAATCAGTTAAAGCTTTTAATGAAGACGAAAAAGCTGCAGACCTTCTCAAGATTGCTGTTCAAAACTCAACAGGGGCAACTGACCTTCAAGTTGCTTCTCTTGAAAATCAAATCAAGAAAATGGAAGCCACAACTGCTGTTTCGGACGACAAACTTCGTCCAGCTTTGGGCAACCTTGTTCGTGCCACTCAAGACGTGGAACAGGCCCAAGGCTTACTTTCACTGGCACTTGATATCTCAGCAGGTACAGGCAAAGACTTAGAGACTGTCAGCATTGCCTTAGCAAAAGCACAACAAGGCAATGTGGGCGCGCTAACTAGGCTCGGTGTTGCCTTGGATAAAGACGCTGTCAAATCAAAAGACTTTGACACTATTCAACGCCAACTGGCAACCAGTTTCAAAGGTTCGGCAGATGCAGCTGCAGCATCATCCGCAGGCGGAATGGCTCAACTTTCAATCACAGTTGACAATTTGTACGAATTAGTAGGTTCAAAACTTTCCCCAGTTGTTGAAGACTTTGCTAAAATTCTTAACAACGTTATTCCTACTGCAGCTGAAAAAGCCTCTGGCGAAACAAACAAAGTTGCTGACGCTTTCTTCAAAATTGGAAAACAATTGTTTGCAGGTGGCTTGCTTGACAAACTAGAAAAAGCTGCAAAGTTGCTTCATTTTGTTGCTGGAGAATCCGACACGGTTGCTTCATCAGTTACTTACACAGCTGCAGAGTTTCGAGACATGGACACTTTGTTGTCAAACAAGTACACCGAAACACTTAAGAAAACCACTAAAGGCACTGACGACTTAAAGAAAAAACAAGAAGAAGCCCGCAAGGCAGCTAAAGACCATGCTGACACTTTGCGTGAGCGAGTAGTCACAGCTGTTGATGCTGTTGGGGCCAGCCTTGAAGATGCTAAAAAACAACTTCAAGATTTTGCCGATAGTACTGCTGACTCCATCACAGGCATGGTTTCCCTAACTGATGCCATTAAGACTCAAGATGATGCAGCTAAGGGCAAAATCTTGAAGTTGTTTTTTAGCATCTTCAAG